GAGGAAAGTTTGTGTAAATATTGTTCAGCAACCGATTATGGGGAACATAAATCGTGCATTACACCAAATGGATATTATTGGTGCGAAGGTGCGCATTGTGAAGATGCTTACAGAGAATATTTAGATGATAACGAAACAAGTGAAAATGTTGTGAAATATGCAAGTAAAGTAATACTTACGAATAAGGAGGATATTGATGAGTACACCACTAAAATTTGAATTCGATTTTGAAGAGGTGTTTGAAGGAATTAAACAAGGTGTTATTAGAGAATTGGAAGAAATGAATTTTGATGCTGCAAAAGATAATGCTATCAATCAGATAAAGAGTGAAATTAAATCAAAGATAGAACTTACATACAGTGACGAAAGAGAATTAAAAGACGAGATAAAAAATGAAATCAAGGAAAGAGTTTATGATTCGATTATCAAAGAAGTCGGTGATAAATACGCTGATAAATTTAATGATTATGTAGAAAATCAGTTATCTAAAAATCCAGAACGTCTCAGTTCATTACAGAATATTATTAAATGCGAAGTGAGCGAGAATCTATATGAAAATTTGTATAGTTCTATAAGAAATGAAGTAATTGGACAGGTTAAGGATGCAACAACACAGTTATGTAATTTAATTGGTAACAATTCTGTCAAGGTTAAAGACTCTAATAAGACTATTAGCAAAGAAGAGTATGAGGATTTACTTGATAGAGATAGAAAATTAAGTGCATTAGAAGCAGGTGGAGTTGATAACTGGGAGTGGTATGGAGAATCACTAGCTCAGTATTATAACGAAGAATAGCACAAGAATTTTCGATTTCTTGTGAGGAGGTGAAATATTGGAGAAAGTAATTAAATATAGATGTTCTGAATGTGGAGAATTATTTGATGCACCTGAAGATGCTTTAGCTTGTGAAACAAGACACAAAAGAATTGAGAGAGCTAATGTGATGCTTAGGCATGGATATACATTAAAACAAATCAATGACGAGTGTGAGATTTGGGATTCTATACCAAAACATTTAGAGAATGTAAATACGGACAACTGTTTCAAAATCAGCTACTGGCAATGTTGTCAGCACCCTGCTTATAGAATTACTCGTATCTGTTTTGATGGAGAGGTAAATGTAAGAGGTTGTGGTTCGTGGAGTGGATATTATGGTGATCATCTTAAATTAAGTAGCAGTGACTTAATGAATCCAAGACCAAAGGAAGAGTTATTTATAGATAGTAGATATACAAGCAGATGGTAATTATATTTGGAGAATATTAAAGTGGAGGTAATTAAAATGACATTAAAAGATACAGTAGAAATGATGAATAGCAACGACTATAAGGAAAGGTTTAAAGCTGAGTATTATCAGTTAGAGATTCGAGTAAATGGATTGAAGAAGATACTTGATAAATGGGATAATGGAGAATTAGATTTTACTCCTACTTGTCCAAGAAATACATACAATAATCAGTTTGAATATATGGTTAATTATATGACTGTATTAGCTGATAGGGCAGCTATGGAAGGCATTGAACTGTAAAAACGTAAATTCGAAATTCTTTTAAATCGAAATAGAGAATATATAAGTGTAACAAGGCGATAGCCTAAAATATAAAGTTTAAAATTCAAAGTTAAAAAGGAGAGAACATTATGACAGAGAAAAATATGTGGAACCTGTCACCGCAGGAGGCGCTAAAA